TCAGGAGATGGCCCAGGGGGGATTTACCGCCGGGGCCGCATCGGCCTGCCCGCCGGCGGGCCATCCGGTGTCGATGCCGATGGCGAGCAGGTCTGCGACCGCGGGGGCGGCATCGATTTCGGCCCACAGATCGGCCTGGCGGTCGAAACAGGCCTGCACATGGGCGCGGACCGCGCGGGCCAGAGCGACGACCCCTTCCCCGTCCAGATCCGTGAACCCATCCGGCGTCAGCCACCGGACGGCATAGGGCCGCCCTTCGCGGGCCGACAGTTCGGCCTCCAGCGCCGCCCCGGTCAGCTTCGACTGGGTGTCGCGGTCGGTTTGGATCACCGCCCCGTCCACCACGCACCCGCCCACCTCGGCCTTCCACCGCTGGGCGGCGGCGGCGCTCCGCAAGGCGCTGCGCACCGTGGCGACAGGCTGTTCCACCAGCCGCCAGTCGATGCGGAACCCCTGCTGCGCGGAACCGATGGTCCCGGCATCCTCAAGCCGGTAGCCCACGGGGTCGTACCGCGGCTCGCTGATGTCCAGCGGGTGGATTCCCAGTTCCCCAAGATCCACCGCCTCGGGCACCACACGCTGCCGCAACACGGTCTCGTTCAAACGGACCGCGTTCACCGAATCCCAATAGATCATGGCGAACCTCTCAATAAGGGATCAATGTCTTGGACCGGGTATAAGCCACCGGTACCGGATTGCGGGTTTCCGTCGCCGTCCCGACGGATACGAATGGTGCGTTCTCCGGAGAGAAAACGCACCGGTTCGTAGGAACAAAGTCCGTTGGCGTACTGCTCCAGCTATAGGCCGTGGCGCCCGGAAGCGGACCCGTGGTGCCCCCAGTGGCGGCCATGGTTCCGAGCGCGCTGTGACCGTAATACGAACTCGGCCAGTCTGCATTTTCCCAAAGAGCTCCCCCGAAGATTGGGTTTCCATCCATATCGGTGGTTATACAGTAAAGACTATCGGATTTGCTTGGATGAGACAGAACTCGGGAAACTCCCCCTGATAGACCATAGCGAATGAAAAGATCACCACCATTACTTCCCAAAACTCCACCAACCCAGAAATTATCCGTCTTCCCAATATGCCGAATGGACGTAACGGCAGATCCATATCCTGCATTATATATATGATACTGATTGTTTATGGTCAGAGATGGCGATATATCCAATATCATTGGAGATGATATGGAATCTTCATAATTTTGACCGCCAACCAATATCTTTCCGCTGTCAGAAATGGAAATCGCGTAAATCCTGAAGGCATTTGGGGCAAATCTCCCAATCTTTACCTGAGACAACAAGTTTCCAGAACTGGAAAATTTTATTATTAACGCACTCTCACTACTATGTCCGCAAATATAAATATTATTATTTTTATCAATGTCCAAGCAAGAAAGAGTAGTTGTCCAATCAGACAATGATTTCATCCAGATGCAATCAAATTGTGCATTGAATTTCCCGACAAACGCTCGACTTCCACTATCTTCAGACCAGGCCGCTACGTACAGATTCCCAGATGAGTCACGTTTAAGGCCGTACGTTTGAACGATTCGCACGTCAGTATAAATTTTCTGCGCCAAAATCGTTCCAGATGGCGAGAATTTTGTCAGAGACAGATTGTATGTAGACGGCGTACCCCATGTTCCAGCAACAATCAGATTACCGCTATCATCAAATACCATGCGCCAGAGCCAAGTATGATAGTCTTCGTTCTTTTCGCTTGGAACGTTATATTCCCAGCGAACAGTACCATTATTTGTTAGGCTGATGATATATGGGTATGCTTTTCCTTCAAATTCTGCATTTCGGCCAATAGCATAAATATTACCGGCGCTATCGCTCGCCACATCAATAATGTATTCCGGGTTCGCCCGCTGAGCCCCCGCCCCCCAAATCATCATCCACTGAGAGAACGTCAGGGTGGTGAACGATGCCGTCGGCGACCAGGCCGACCATTTCCCCAGGGCACCCTTGTGCTGAACGCGCACGAAGTATTGCACACCACCGGCAAGGTCCGTTGCGGGGGTGAAGGTGGTTTTGCTGGTTCCGTTCTCGCCCGTGTCGATAACGGTGGTGGCGAAGGTGGACACGGTGCTCACCTGCCACCGGCTGGCCGTGTGGGTGTCGGTCCCGCTGCTCATGGCGAACGCCGAACAGGCAAAGGTCGGGCGCTTCCCCACCCCCGTGGCACCATTCAGCGGGCTGGTGATGGCCGGGGTGGTGATCGATGTCGCCACCGTCGTGAAACCGATCGTCCCGGACCAGTCCGACCAGACACCATCGGCATCCTGATAGCGCCAGCGCACGTAATGCCGCTGCGATTCCGCCAGCACGGCCGCAACGGTGTGGGTGCTGACGGCCCCCAGAGTCACATCCACCACGGTGGCGGCGAAATCGGCGGACGTCGAAAGCTGCACCCGGCTGGCGGCGTGGGACACGCCGTACAGCGAGCGGTACGGCGTGACGGTGATGACCGGCTGACGGGAAACCCCCACCGCCTCCCCGGCCGGGGCCGTGACAACCGGGGTGAGGATCAGCGGCTGGCCGACACCCGCCGCCAGCGACGCCGCCTTGAGCGCTGCGGGGGGCACGTTGGAAAGATCCACCGCCGCCCGGGTGGAAACCTGTTCCACCACATCATGCGCCACGACCGCCAGTTCCCCGTCAACCGCGGCGAGACGGTCATCGGCGGCTGCCAATGCGGCATCGACCGCCGACAGCCGGCTGTCCACAGCCGCGGCGTGCGTGTCCACCCCCGTCAGCGCCGCCGTGATGCGAGCGACGTCCTCCCGCTGCGATGGGGCATCGGGAGATGGCAAAGGGAGCCCCAAGTGGGGGGTGACCGGGGAAGTATAGTTGGAACCCATGATGTTTTGCCTTTCTCCTTTGGCATCACGACGGTGCCGCTGACCGCAGCATCAAAAAGGGGCGCGCCTCACGCCGGGATCGGCCAGTCGATGGGAAAAACAGCCGCCACCGCCACCGGCGAACCGGCCCCCCGAATGCTGGCCAGCGCCCCTTGCCGCAAACCTTCGATCCGCGCGTTGACCGGTGTCCAGGCGTCCGCGGCGGCGGCGACCGAACGCGCAACCGTGTCCATGGTCTGACTGGTGTGTTCGGCTTCGGCGGACAGGTACGGGTAATGAATCGGGTCGGGAGCCGTGTCCGACAGATAGGCCCGCGCCTCCCGGGCTTTTTCCAGGTACGTCCCGCCCTGCCCGACCGCGACGGTGATGTGCCGGGCACGGGCTTCGCCGGCTTCGCGGTTGACCCGCTCCACCGCTGCTGCCCTCAGTCCGGCGAGTGCTGCGGCCATGTCGGCGGCCGGCGTGTCGGCAGCGGAGTACAGCACCCGCACACCGTCAGGCGTTATCACCCACGACGTTTCGGGGAGACGGGTGACGACCTTGGCCGGGTCGTCGGGCGGCGGCTCGTCATGCACCGGGAGAACCGTCCAATCAGGGCAGTGGGTCAGCCAGTCATCGGGTTCCCAGAACTCCCACGCCGCTGCCGGATGCTGGAAGTCCCCATAGATAAATGACTCTGGACCGTGGGCGATCTTAACGATTTGTCCGTTTGCAACAACGGCAGCGGGGAAGGTGGTGGCCATTAAGGCTATGCTCCCGTTATAGAGATTGTCTGTGTCTGCGGGGTGGAAAGGTTCAGGAAATTCTTTCCGTTGACGCGGACTATTACCCGTCCATCGGTATTCGGATTACCGGATGCTCCGCGATCCGGATGCTCATAATTCCCGGCTCGTTGCCAATAGCCGGAAAGTATGACTCCACCTTTTGTGTAACAGCTTCCGCCCCGACCGCTTGCATCGCGGGCACCGCTGGACACGTCGGCCCCGCCCAGGTTGGGCCCGGCGGCCCCGCCCAGGTAACCGCCGCCACCGCCGCCGCTTTTGCGGTCGTCGGACGTCGCGTAGGCATCACCCCCGCCGGGAGAGCCGCCACGCTTGGCCAAGCTCCCCATGAAACTGGAGCCGCCCTGAAGAGGCCCGCCACTGTAGACCTCCCCAGTCGGGCCAATACCCATGAAGGGGCCGCCCGAGAACCCCACGTTCAGGCCTGCGGCCCCACCGCCGGCACCGGCCACCACCAAAGCCGATGCTTGGCTCACCGTGCCGCCCTCGAATGCGCCGCTGAAGCCGCCGCCAGAGGCCACCAGAGGCCCACCGCCGCCCTGACCTGCCGCGCCGACGACGACGGTCAGCCGGTAGCCGAAGGGTATGTATCCGCTAAACGATGCGAAAGCCCCACCCCCGCCCTCGCATGTCATAATGGAACCGCCGCCCGCCCCCCACGCCAGAATATCGATGAAGATCCCGGCTCCGAAGATCCCGGCTCCGAGCATGCCGTCGTCCAGGCCGATCAGGCTGCAATGGCGCCCTTCGGGGTCGCCGCGGTGCGGGAGGAACAGTCCCGTCGTGTGACGTTTCCAGCCGGACATCAGCGGAAATCCCTCTGCAAAGCGGCGTGAATTTCGGTCGGGGACACGACGGTGAAGAACAGCCGGTCCACCGCATTGGCGGCGATCGAGAGCGCCGGTACGATGCCGCCCACGAATTTCCAGGCGGACCCGAACGACAGCGTGCGGCTGCCGGTGGCGTCCTGGCGGATGATGATGGAGCCGCCCTGATGGTCCGACGGAACGTTCACCGGATTTGCCAGCGCGCGATTGCCGGCCAGCGTAACGGCAAACACGTTGCCGTCCGCAAAATCGGGCGTGATGGTTGCACCATCGGTCAAGGCGACGATTTGGGTGCGGACGGCGGCGGTGTAGCGGGACCACACCGACGCAACGCCTGTGCGGTTGATTTCCAGCCAGGTTTTGCTGGAATTCCCGGCGTCGTTGACGGCGCGGTGCCACAGCTTCCCGCCGTCCGCCACCACGTCGTACCGCTTTGAGTCCGCGGCCCCATCGGTTTCGACATGGCTTGTGCGCGGGGCGTTCCCCGTAACGGTCAGGACCGGGGTGTCAAGCCCGCCCGTCATGACGCCGCCCGTCTTCTGGACAACATTCATTGCCCCGATTTCAGCAATTTTCGTCGCACCAGCCTGATTGATCGCATTGACCTTCACGGCACCCGCGGTGTTGATCGCATCGATGTTGGCGGCGCTGCACAAATCGATTTCGACCATTTGCTCAGCGCCGGCCGTCAGCACGTCCGATACGCTCGCCCGCCCGGCCGATGCCTCGAGAGCCTTGGTCAGCAGCAGCAGTTCCTTGTATTCCGCCGTGCCGGTGAGAGCGTCGATCTTGGTTTGCAGAACCGTGGTGAGGTTGGTCAGGTTCAGCATGGCTTACTCCCCCAAGGCGAGTATCAGAAGTTCCAGGTCATCCACCGCACGGTCCAGGCCGGTCAGCGACGCGGCGATCCGGCGGACCTCCTCCCGCTGCGAGGACGCAGCGGGAGAGGGCAGAGGAAGTCCCAGATGGGGTGTTACCGGCGGTGTGTAGTCGGTATCCATGATGGGACTTCCTCCTTACGCCGCGATGGCGCGGATGCGGCGGATGCGGGGGCGGTAGAGGGCGGAGCCGGTCATCGTGATCCGCAGCCGGGTGGACGGGGCGGAGAAGGTGGTCAGCAGGAACACCCGCTCCTCCCAGCCGTCGCCGACGGACTGCCCCGTGCTGAACGGCACGGCGATCCAGGTGCCGTTGGCCGCCTGCGCCTCCACGGTCACGCCCGCGGTGCCGGGCAGAACCGCGTCGAGCACCACCCGCAGCTTGGACGGCGCGCCGCAGGCGAACTGGCGGCTGACATAGGTGGCGGTGTCGGTCTGAACGCCGAAGATCGCCTGCACGCCGGGATACACCACGGGCGACCGGGTGTCGGTTCCCTCCAGCACCAATTGCACCGCCACGCTGCCGGTCAGGCGTTCGGTCAGGTTGACCGGCTGCCCGTCCGACAGGGTGAGGACACGCCCATCGGCGGCGATCAGGCGCAGGCCGATCCGGGTGGCGGAATCCGGCCGTTCGGCGTTGAACAGCCCCACCAGATCCGACACCTGCGAAGCGGTCAGCGACCCCAGCGGCACGACGCGGCTGGTCGCCGTGAAGCGGCAGCCCAGCAGCCGGAACCACAGGTCGGACACCTGATGCGCGGTCCAGGTGGTGCCGTTGGAGCTGCTGAACATCACGCCGATCTGGTACGGCTGCGCCGTCACCCATTTCTGGGCCGCGGCGTCGAATTCGCCCAGGCTGGCAATGGCCACCGAGGCGTCGGCATCATCGCACAGGACGACGATGGCGAATTCCTCGTCCGCCGGCATCCACACCGGGGCCCATTCGAACCGGGTCGGCTGGCCGTCGGTGCGGATGGCGGACGGGGCGCGCCGGCCTTCCGCCAGCACGCGGCGGCCGGGGAAGCCGTTGGTCATCTCGCGGATCTGGACCACCACGTCCGATGCGCCCTTCGACCGGAACATCAGTTCGACGCCGCCGACGTGACGGCCGTCGCGCAAGGTCATGCTCTGCGCCACCGGGTCCACATGGAACTCTTCGACCGTGGACACCACGCGGCGGACGGTGGTTTGGATCAGCCCTTCGCCGGTGAAGGTGGTGACACCCGTGCCCGACGCGGTGGCCACCGCCTCGATCCGCTTGGCGCCCGACGGCACGCCGGCGGGGATGGTGAAGGTGTGCTGAACCACGCCGCTGGCATTGGCGGTCAGATTGGTGGCGACGGTCACGCCGTCGAAACGCAGCGCCTGCACGATCTCGCCCGGCCCCAGGTGCTCGACCGTCACGGTCAGCGGGATCTGGCGCAGGTACTGCGCGGCGGTGGTGGTCTGGCGCACCGTTTCCACCGACTGCGCGACGGTGGTGGTGCTGGTCACCCGGCTGATACCCTCCACGAAATGGCCGGTGCGCAGGAAACGGACGCTGGCGCTGTCCCAGCTCTCATCCTGCTGGGTCCAGCGGTCCACCGGAACCGTCACGCTGACCTTGCACGGGATCGGGGAGAAGCTGTCGTAGGGGTTGACCTTGATGGCCCCGGTCGCCAGCTCCTGCTTGACCACCGGCTCCAGCGCATAGGCCAGCATGCTGGCATCGCCGGACGGCATCAGCGGGTTGGGGAACACCGGCTTGACCGGCAGGACCAGCTCGCCGCCGATCACCGCGGCGCTCTGGGTGATGCCTTCGTCGCGCATGTCGTTGTCGAACAGCGGATCGACGAACAGCCCCTTGGCGCCTGCGGGTTCGCGGGCGGTGGCGTCGGTCTTCAGGCGCTCGGTGGCCACCAGATCGAACAGCGCGTCCACGCGCCCCGACAGGGCCTGGACATCGGACACCGACATCACCCGCGGCGCATCCGCGGTGACCGCCGGCAGCCCGAACCAGGACTGGTCCAGGGTCGCCAGGGGCAGCGTGCCCGACGGCGCCGCGGGCAACGCCGGGGCGCGCAGGTCGGCCACGCCGCGCACCCGCACCACCTGGCCGTCGCGGTTCATCACCAGACGGTCGCGGCGGGGCAGCTTGGTCTGGTAATCGACCAGCACCACGCTGCCCGGCACCGCACCGGCCACGGTGAAGCCGCGCGCATCCTTCGCCGTCACCGTGCCGTCGGTGTAATGGCGGTAGGTGACGGTGTAGGTGGACCCCGGCGCGGGTTCGGCGCCCGCCGGCGACCAGTCCACCGTGTTGCCGGTCAGCTTGTAGTCGGTGCCCTGGACATAGGTGGTCGCCCCCTGGGTCACCGACATGATCTGCAGAACCGACAGGTCCGGCAGGGCGTCGGCGGCACCGGTGAAGGCGCCGTGGACGATCTGCACGCCCGTGCGCTCCGCGGTCACCTTCACCTTGACCACCGACGCCAGCGGTGCGTTCACCAGATCAAGGCGCATGGAGCCGCTGACCGGCAGGAAGGTGTGCGGTTCCGCTTCGATCAACTGGGTGTCGGGATCGTCGGGAAAGGCCAGACGAAGGGCGGTGGTCTTTTCCACCTCATAGCCGTCCACATGGCCGCGGCCTTCCTGAAGGCTGAACACCTGCTGCCCGTCCTGGATCGACAGGCCGGTGACGCCCAGCCCGCTGACCACATAGCTGCCGCTGCCGGTCACCGCCCGGTCGTAGCGGGCCAGCGCGCCGGTGACGCCGCTGACCTGCGGGGGCGGGTCGCGGGTGTCCAGCACGCCGTTGGTCACGCTGAACACGGGATAGAACTGGCCTGCGGCGCCGTCGCCCTGGGTGCCGGCACGCCAGCCCCACACGGCGTGCACCGTCAGGCGTGCCGCGCCCGGTGCGTGAAAGCCCGAACCGGGGGCCGGGTTCAGCAGCGAGGGCTCATCCAGTTCGGTGACCACGGTCTCGGTCAGCCGCAGCCCCAGTTCCACCGCGCCCAGCGTGGGGATGGTCATGTCGGCGGCCGGCACGCCGCGGATGTCGCCGCGCACATAGACGGCGCCGCCGGTGACGTGCACCGCGCCGCTGTCGGCGTCGATGATCACGTCGGCGCCGCTGACCACGGCCCCTTCCTTGAACAGGGCATCGCCGAGGCGCCGGTGGCGGTTCGCCTCGATGGTCTGCATCTCGTTCCATTCGGCGGACTGGATGTGCCGCTGGCCGGCCAGGAAGAGAACCCGTTCGTAATCGCCGGAGGGGCGTTCGAAATAATTATCGAGCTGCTGCATAATCCACCTTTAGAAAGGCATGACGAAATGGAACTGGGGCCGGTCGCCGGCGTCGTAGGTGCGCGGCACCGCCAGCCGGACGAGCTGCATCAGGTGGCCGGGCCGGTCCAGCTCCGCCGGACCCCACCAGCGCAGGCCCGGCGGGGTGCCGGCCACCGCCGAACCGTCCGCGAACAGGCCGATCTCACGCACGATGTCGGTCGCGTCGTTGAAATCCAGAAAGGCGCGGACATAGAGGAACGCGCTCACCTCCGTCCCGGTGCGCCGCCAGCGGCCGCCGGGCACCTCGGTGATCTCGCCGTCCGGGTCGGGAACCACGAACGCCACCTCGTCGGCCAGACGCCGGCCGTATTCCGCCACCAGCGCCCGCGCCTGCGCCGCGTCGGGCTGCAGGGACGATTGCCAGGCCGCGTTGGTCCGGTCCACGCCGTCCCACGCCGGGTCGCCCCGGCCAAGAGCCACCGACCACGGCATCAGCTTGGCCGCCGCGGCCAGCCCTTCCCGTCCCCCTACCGGGACGTAGTGTCCATTGGGCACACTCACTCCACCACCTCCATCATGAAATCGGCTGTCGCAGCCCCCCAGGGCTGCTCCGTCCATGGGCCGGTGCCCCAGCTCACGAACGAACGTGCGAGAACCGCGCCGAGGATCTGGGGTTGGCCCCACACCGGCGGATGCCGGTCATCCAGCGGCGCATCGAAACATGCGGGCACGCGCCCTGCCGCGACCCCGACCGATACCGCCACGCCAAAGGCCGGCAGGACGGGACGGGGCGGGGCTGCCAGCACATCCCCCGTCACCGGGGCATGCAGCGTGGCCAGAACATCCAGGTGCCATGCCGCCGGCACGGTGCCGGGGCCCTGGTCGTAACAGGGGGGATCCCCCGTCATCCGCCATACGGTGGGAATGTCCCAGACGGCGTTGACGTCGCCATGGGCCATGCCGTCCTTGACGCCCGCAGCCAGGCTGGCGCGGTCCCGGAACGCCGGCGGGTGTCCGGTGCGGTCGGGAACCGGCCAGGCGCTCACCACGACGATGCCGGGACGCACCAGCGCCGGATCGTTTTCGCCATCGACCGCGTTGTCGTCGTAGCGCAGGCCGGAACGGATCACATAAGCGGCGCCGAAGCCCGGTACGTGCCCCCAGCCCGGCACCGGCCGGGTGTCCGCGGCCGGCATTTCTCCCCCGAACGGCGTCGAGAAGCTGAACCTCACGCCGTCCACATCGATGCCGGACCAATCGTCCAGCATCAGCGTGTTGCCGCCGGACGGCAGGTCGTAACGGGCGGCGCGCAGATCGTAACCGTGATACACGCGGACCAGCCGCGACCGTGCCGGCGCCCAGGCCGGCGCCACCCGCATCAGGGCGCGCTCTTCGGCATTGCCGAGCACACGGCCGGAATCGATTTGATATTCCGCCCAGTGGCCGTCGGTGCGCCGGAAGACGTCGGCCTCCTCCACCACGGCATCCAGTTTCAGCACCCGCGACAGCGCGGTTTCCACGGCCCAGCGGGTGCCCTTGTACCGGTGAAGCTCGATGGCGTCCTTGATCAGGTCACGCTTGGCCTCGACCGTATCGGGGACGAAATCCCACCCCTCGACACCCATGACGTGGAACTGCCACGCCAGATGCGCCAGGATACCGGGGTCGGACACTTCGTCGATCACCCGGACGCGCAGGGCCGGCAACCGGGCGCGGATGCGGCCGATCTCGTCCTCGACCGCCAGCGCCAGGGACTGAAAACGCCGGTCGCCGACGAACGGCGGCGGCAGGGGAAAGCGAAGGTCAGCCACCGGCGCCCCCCTCCGTCACGATATGGATGGTGCCGACGGTGCCGTCGGCCCACTGGTGCCCCTCCAGCACCGTCAGCGACGGCGAGGACAGGTCAACGCGGTAGACTCCGGCAACCGCCTGCATGGCGGCGATGGCCTGGCTGGGCACCAGCGTGCGGCCCAACCCCCGGCGCTGCTGGGCCACATACTCCGCCGCGGCCTTTTCCACCGCTGCCTTGACGGTCGGCTGGTCCACCCCCGGCGCCAGGATGACGGTCGCCGCCAGGGTCCAGGCCACCCGCTCCGGCGGCACCACCTCCACCGTGTCGCTCAAGGGGCGGGCCTTGGCCGACGACAGGACGGCGCGCACCGCCGCCAGCACCTCCGCCGACGGCATGCCGCCGGCGGTCAGCACCGCGACCCGGACCGTGCCGGCGCGCGGCTGGGTGATCGCTACATCCACGATCCCCGCCGCCGCGCCGAACACCAGCGCACGGTACGCCAGAACCGGCCCGGCGACGCTGAAGGTTTCCGGCGCTTCCCGGATGCGTTCCCGCAGGCGGTCGTCGGTTTCGCCGGGAAGGCGGGCGATGCCGAGAAAGGCGCCCAGATGGTCCAGCACGGCACCGCGGGCAAAGGCCAGCAGCATCTGTTCGCCCGTTTCCTGCACCTCGATGCGCAGGAGCGAGAACTGATAGGCCAGCCAGTCGATGAACAGCCGCTCCGGCTGCGCCGGCTGCAGCGTCCGTCCCATCGCGGCTTCGAACCCTTCGATGAGCCGGCTGCCGACCGCGGCCGGGTCGTGGTCGATGAATGTCGGGTGCGGCAGAGCCGCCGGATCAACCGTCATGACAGGATCTCGCCAATGTTGACGGTGGTCGTTCCGGGGACCGCGATCGAACCGGCCAACTGCCACCGCACGGTGATGAAAAAACCGGCCTTGCCGGCATCGGGAAGCGACGACGCCTTTTGCGCGGCACCGCCGGCGGGGCTGACCGCGACGTCGAGGATGGTCAGCCGGGGTTCCCAGCGTTCCAGGGCCATGCGGACCGCCGCGGCCATGCCGGGAGCGGCGGTGGAGACCGGCATGTCGATCCACGGCTGGAGATCGCACCCGAAATCCGGGCGGTGCGGATCGCTGCGCAGCGGTGTCTTCAGGATCACCGCCACGCACTGGGAGACGTCTTCGATCCCCTCGGCCACCTCGCCCCAGCGGCCAAGCGCCAGGGACCAGTCAACCGCCTGTAACGAGATACCCATATCAAGCCCCCTCGTCGGCAAACACGGTGGCGCTGCCGCTGGCAACGGACGATCCGCAGGCAACCCCGTCGCCGATCCGGCCCACGGCCCGGCCGTTCACGGACACGGTGGGGCTGCCGCCGGCCAACACGCTGGCATGGGTTTCCGGGATCGACGGGCAGGTGTGCGCCGCCCAGGCATCGCCCACGCGGTGAACGGGGATGCCGTCCACGAACACGTCGGGCGATGCCCCGCTGCTGGGACGCGGCGGCCAGCAGCCGTGCCCGGTGCACATATCGCCAAGGCGGGTGATGGCCGGCATCGCCCCCTCCTTCAGTTCAGGTTGATGCGGGGGCCCTTCAGGCTCGCCCCGGTATCGTCCAGGACGATCGACGTCGCCCCCGCCGACAGCTCCAGCCGCCCGCCCGCCGGCACCGACACGCGGTACACATGGGCCGCCCGGTCGTATTCGATGACGGCGCCGTCCTTGTGGGCGACATGGTGCTTGTCGCGGCTGATGACCGGCGGCGGATCGGCGGTGGAATAGATGGCGCCCAGGACCACGCCGGCTTCGTCCTTTTCGTCCATCAGGACGGCGACGGCCTCGCCTTCGTCCGGCAGCCAGTAGGACCGGTCGCCGGTGGCCAGCGTGCGCGGCTGCATCACTTCCAGCCAGTAGGATTCCATGTCGTCGGCGTCGGGAAAGATCACCCGGACGCGGGCCGTCGCCGGATCGACGGCGGATACGATGCCTCGCCTATACACGCTGCACCTCGATTGTGGTGGTGTATCCCCGTTTGGGGTCGAACCGATGGCCGGACTTCTGCACATGGTAGGTGCCGTCCCAGGCCGTCCCGAAGCCGTCCAGCCGGATGTTGATGCCGGACACCAGATCGGGCCGCCCGGTCAGATCCAGGGAGGCGGTGATCTCCCCGGTGTTGGCGCTGTCGAGCAGAGCCTTGGCCTTCCGCCTCGCCTGCTCTTCGTTTTCCACCCGCACCCGCTTCTTCAGCGTGTCGCCCGCCTCTTTCTTGACCTCGGGCTCGACGGTGACCTTCTGCGTCTTCTTGGTGGCGGGGTCGTAATAGGAGACCTCGCACGCCTTGTAGACCTTGCCTTTCTTGCTGAAGCGCCAGTTCATGATGTTGCTGCCCCCGCGCGGCAGGGTGAAGACCACCGGCCCTGCCATCAGCTCGTCATCGGACATGAACACCAGCGACTGGCCACGGACGCTGAAGACGTACCCGAACTCGGCGGCCGTCTTGGACAAGAACTCCAGATCGGTCTGATCGGCCTGAGTGATGCGGTCCTTCACCTCGGTGTCGGGATCGCCGATCACCGTCATGCCGTGCTCGTCCGCAATTTGCCGGGCGATCTGCGACAGGGTTTTCTTTTCAAATCCCCGGCTCTTTTTCGTCCGCAAGGCGGTGGTCACGCCGGCGGCCAGGGCGGTGACCTTCAGCCTGTCGGGCGGCCCGCTGTGCTCGATCTGGTCGATCTCGTAGCTGCCGGCATCGACCAGATGGTCCTTGTAGCCGATGAACAGCTCCAGCACGTCGCCCTTGGACGGTATCCAATCGTTGCGCCAGCGGCCGTCCCGGTCTTCGAGCTGGATGTCCAGGTCGTCGCTTTCGCCGATCTTCTTATCGGTATAGGCCAAGCCGGTGACCATATCGCGGATGCTGGCCGTCACGTCGGTGCCGGACCACAGCAGGGTCCAGTCCGGGGTATCGACCGTGTTCATCGCGCCCCCCGCTTCCAGGGCGGCAAGCCATAGGCGTACAGCGGCTGTTCGATCACGGGAACCGCCAGCCGAATGCCCGCCGGCAGTTCCGGGGTCCGCGCCACATGGGGATTGCTCAACACGATCCGGGCATAGCCGCAGGCATCACCGTAGTAATCCCAGGCCAGAAGATCCCAGCGGTCACCGGCGACCGTGATGTGTTCGATATAGGTTTTGCTCATCGTGTCCTCCGCAGGAGGGCGGATGTGACGGCACCGATCCGGGCGGGCTCGTAACTGGCCTCCCCCCCCTCACCCCATTCGGTCAGGGTGACCGCCGCATCGATCATCAGGGCATGGCCGGCGGACGTGGTGACGCGGACCTTTTCATCCACCTTGCTGACCACGAAGCGTCCGAGCCACAAGCCGCACCCGCGCACCACGGGCCACCACCGGTTGCTCCGACTCATGGTCCGGAGCGCTTGCATCCGCAGTTCGGGGTCCGACCAGTCGGCATGAAAGCGGAGGTTGACCGTGATGGCACGGGCCTCGTTCTTGGTCCATTGCAGTTTCGGTTTGGCCCGGAACACGTCGTGGCTGGCGTATGTCCAAGCATCCGAGACGCTCATGTCGAGCACGGACGGCGTATCGAACGGGATGGTCCCGACCAGAAGAACGATGCCCATCACCCACCTCGCGATGCAAATTGAGCGCGTTCACGACGCTCGGTTTCACGGCTCACCGCATCGGCGATCAGACGGCTGCCGTCGTTGCGGACCCAGAGCTCCAGCCGCCGCACGATGTCTTCGTCGGTGCTGCCGGCGATGCTGACCGACAGGTTGACCGTCACCGGTGCGGCCCCCCCGAAACCACCGCCCCCGGCGCCACCGGTGGCCGTACCGGGCCCCTGGGCCAGTTCGGCCATCGCCGGGGCCGGCATCCGTGCTATCTGTCCTGAGGCGGCAAGAGCGCCCTTGGCATTGTCGTTGGCCGCACCGGGCACAGTGTTGGCCGCACCGGCCACGGTGTTCGCCACATCCAGAACGGTGTCGGCGGGGCCGGCATCAAAACCAAAGATCGATTTGATGCTGCCGAGCATGGCGCGGCCCACGTTGGACAAGGTGGCCAGGACGCTCTGCACCTTCGCGAGAAGGCCGGCGGCAAGCCCCTCCATCAACCAGGAACCGAACTCGGCAAAGACCGTGGACGGGCTGTTGATGCCGAACATCTTTTTGAAATGGCTGGTGATCGTCGTGTAGATGGTGGCGACGAACGTCGCTACATCCTTGATCTTGCTGTCCAGCCCGGCCTGCAACCCCAGAACTATTCCAAAGGCGATATCGCCCATTACCTGCTTTGCGCCTTCGATACCGTTGCTTATCCCGTCGACCAGCCCGTTAAACATATTGACGGCGGCTTCACCGAGGTTAATGCCAAACAGGCGTTCGAAGAGGCTGTTGAAGAACGTCAGGACGCCGCCCAACCCGGTCTTCACCCCTTCCAAATATGCCCCGAAGTCGCCGGACAACAGACCTGCCATGGCTTGCGCCATGCCGGTACTGACGGTAATCATCATGGCGATGAAGTCGGCCACCGTGTTCAAGGCCCCGGCGATCACCACCCCGACAATGTGGCCGAATTGCTCGACCGATACGGTGGATTCACCAATCGACGGCAACAGGTTGTTAAAAGCCGAGATGACCTTTTCGCTCGCCTCCACCAACGGACCGAAAAGCTGGCCCAGGGCGGCGAAACGGCTGGGTTCGAAGGCCGAAGCGAAACCAGACGCAAAACCACTGAAGAATGTCTGGTAGATATTCCATAGCCAGCTTATCGCGGCCCCTACCTGACCGAACACGCCCGTCAGCAGGCCCCACGATGACGCGATCATCCCTGCCGCATCGGTCAGCCAGGGGGATGCCATAGTGGTCGCCATCACGCCGATGGTGTGGCCCCAGCTTTCCCCCAGCGCCCCGGCAGCGGTGCTCAGCCCCTCCACCGGGGAGAACAATGATTTGACCCATTCCACCAGACGGCCCCCGGCGCTGAGGATGGGCGCCATCGCCGCCGACAGGGCGTCGAAGGCCGGCTGAAGGGGCGCCACCCCGTCCACGATTCCGCTCCACAGGCCTTGGAAGAAGGCTGCAACGCTGTCCCAGTTCTGATAGATCAGCACCGCCGCCGCGACAGCTGCCGCAGCCACCAGCCCGATCGGTCCGGCCATCGCCGCCAGCACGCCCATGGCCGTCGCGGCACCGGACGCCAGCATCCCGAAAAGCATCATCAGCGGACCGACCGCCGTTAACGCTGCCGTCGCCACCATCGCCAGGATCATGCCGATCCGGGCGATTTCCGGGTTCGCTTCGGCAAAGCCGGTCAGGCGTTTGACGAAGTCGGTCACAGACTGAATCGCCTGGGTCAGGACCGGAAGGAGCGTGGTGCTGAGCGTGATCTTCAGGGTTTCGAGCGCGATGGCCCACTGCTGGAGACGGCCGTCCAGGTTGTCGGTCTTCGTGCCCGCCATTTGAACGGCCTGGCCGGCGCTGTTGGAAACGGCGCTTTCCAGGCTGGAGAACCCGCTCGTGGACATGCCGTTGATCAGCTTGTCGCTTGCGGCGATGTTCTGCTGACTGGAGTTGCCTGGCTGTGGACCGAAGATCTTGGTCATCGTCTCCAGACGTTGGGCGCCGTCGTAATTCTTGGCGTCCATGGCCTTGTCGATGGCCTTCATGATCTCGGTGACCGGAAGCAGCTTGCCGGTAGCAGGGTCGTTGGTCTGCACCTGCAGCGTTTCCAGCTCCTCCCGCGCCGCCTTGGGCAGCGCTGTGAGCCGGTTGATCATGCCGATCAGGACCGTCCCGGTTTCGGATGCGGCAACACCGCTCTTTCCCAGAAACGCGATCATGGCGCTCGTCTGTTCGAGCGACAGCCCGGCAGCGCTGGCCGCCGGACCGGCGGCCTTCAGCGCGTCCCCCAGGGCGCTCACCGACATCGACGAATTTTTCGAAGCGGCTGTCAGTACGTCGGCGACACGGGCGGTGTCGCTGGCGTTCAGGCCGAACTGACGCAGCGTAGCCCCCGCCAAAGCGGCGGTTTCCGAAAGCCCCATGCCGGCGGCCCGCCCGAAATTGACCAGGGGATCGGTGGCCGCGACGATCTCACTGGGGTCGAACCCGTATCCGGACATCTCGGCCATGGCCGCAGAGACCTGTGATGCGGATGCCCGGCCGTCACGGCCCAGTTCCAGCGCCTTTTTGCGCATGGCATCCAGTCCCGCCGGATCGGCGCCGGCAACGGCGGAAAGGTGGGACATGGATTTTTCAAAATCCTGGGCCGGCTTCACCATATCGATCATCGCCGACCGCATCGAGCCGGCGGCGCTGTTGACGGCGGCTGCCGCCTTCATGGCCTCTTGCCCGATGGATTGGAACCGCTGCGCGACCGACATCGTTTTCGCAACATTGTCCAGCTCGCGAAGACCATTGGTCGCCGCCCGAAGCGGTGCGGTCACCTCGTCGATAACCTTGAATTCCACATCGATGATGCCGGGCTTGGGCGGCACTATATCTTTCGGGACAATTGGGAGATTGTTATTCGGGACGATTGGAAGATTTGAGGTGAACGGGATAAGGTCGGCCATGCTTTCCAGGTCCGCAGAGGCTTGCCGCTTCCCCGGTGGGAAGATGGCGTTTTGCCGAAAACGTCGGTGCAGCGCCGGCTTCACCGACGACACCGGCCCAGATGCGGCCCCCGGCTGTCCAGCTCAGCCGGGGGCCGCCGATGGGATGACCGAGCCCTATCCGCCGGATGGGTAGCGGGCCTCTTGCGCCGCCCGCTGGCGTCTGGCGTATTCCGCCAGCGCCCCCACCTCCCGGATCAGATCGTCCCAGTCCATCGCCATCAACTCGCCGTGGGAGAATCCTCCGTCGAGCCGGAGCTGGACAAAGTGCTGCTCGCAGAGGAGCTGTCGTTTCCCATGGTCGCTGCCATCAGCGTCTGAACATCGCCCATGCCCATGTCCTCGACGTCTTCGAGGGTGATGGGCAGGCCGTCGATCAGGGTCAGAACGGCGATGATGCCGAACGCCAGACGGATGGTGTCCTGGGCGCCGCCGGCCATGCGGGCGGCCTGAAGAAGGTCGCGGCCCTTGCCCCGGCGGATGCTGGCCTTCTTGCCGTCGGCAAGAACGACGGTCTTCGCTTCGGTGGTGATGGACATGGATCAGATCCCCATGTTGGCGCGCGAGCGGGCCAGGATGTCCTCGCCGTTCACGTTCCAGATGTTGTTGAAAACGTCGATTTCGCAGACGGTGGCGCCGTCGTGCAGAACCTTGACCTGGGTGACGCGCAGTTCGTCGCCGCCGAAGTCGGCCACGTCGCCCGCCTTGAGGGTGCCGAGCTTGACGGTGTTCCACGACGCCGTCATGTGCCAGACCACCGGCACCTCGCGGGTGCGGCCCTGAGCCGTCCAGGTTTCCAGCGAGCTGCGGACCTGGAGGTTGTGCGCCTTGAACGGGTTGGCCCCGGCACGCAGGTGTTCGGCGTAGAAGCCGGTCCACTTGATCGTGCATTTCATGGCGTTCAGACGGGTGGGGATCTGAATTTCGCCGAACATACCCAGAGCCTTGTGGCCTTCCAGATTGAGGGCCAGATCCGGCAGGGCCACTTCGCTGGCGCGCCCGATCAGGTTGAGCGTGCCGTCGAGGTAGACGTTGGCGTTGTAGACCTTGTTCACTTGAACCGACATGGCATCAGCCCCCCAGGTTCGACAGCAGAGTGATGTCGATGAAGCTTTCGAACGTGATCCGCTCCGCCGGCGGCGGCGGGCACATGATCAGGTCGAAGGTCAGGTGCCCCGCCGCCAGCTCGACCGCCGGGTTCTTGGCCTTGTTGAACTCGGCGCGCGACCCGATGGTCAGGGCGCCGCGGCCGATCAGGACGCGGATGAAGCCGTTGCAGCTTTCCAGCACGGAATCGATCAGCGCATCGTTGATGGGCAGGTCGAGGAACTGGAGCATGGCGTACTCCAGGCTTTCGTGAACCATGTCCGCCACGCGGCGGGTCTGGACGAAATTGCCCTGCGCGGTGGAGGCCGGCCAGGCGCTGGACCGGTTGCCCCAGCTGCGCAGACCCGTGCCGAAGCTGTTGAGCACGGTGACGATGCCGGCCTCGTTCAGCAGGTTCACGTCGCTGGTGGGGTCGTTGATCATGGCGGACAGGTCGCGTTCCGCCCCGACGATGCCCTTGATGACCTTGTTCGACGGGCTGTACCAGTAGCCGAACTCGTCGTCGGTGGCGGCGATCACGCCGGCCAGACGCTGGCTGTACGGTTCCAGCCGGGTGCTGTCGGTGGCGAGGTCGTAGACCTTCAGGTGCGGGTAGCACAGCACCACGCGTTCGCTGCTGAAGCCGAAGTTGATGGACCCGCTGGGGCCGCGGCCGCTGATGGCCTGATCCCGCGTGACGCCGATGGGGGCGTCCACCAGGGCGATGCCGCGGCACTTGGACGCCGATGCCAGCGCTTCCATCTCCACCGCCACCGACGTCTGGGTGCAGTAGACGGGGGCGATCAGGATCTTGGGGTACATGCCGAACAGGTTGTAGCTGTTCAGCAACCCCTGCATGCCCAGCCGGCGGCCGGCCACATCGACGGAGCCGATGATGTCGGCGGCGGTCACCTTGGACGGGTCGGCGCGGTCGTAGCTGACGGTCAGCGGCGCACCGGCGGGGATGGTGCCGCCCGCCGCCCGCTTCAGCAGGCCGGTCACGCGGTCCAGGGCATAATCGGTGCCGGCGGCATAGGTGACGGCGCTGTCCGCGCTTTTCACCACGGCGGCGATGATGTCGCCGTGGGCCAGCTTGGCCGTGCCGTCGGTGCCGAGCGTCACCGCCTCGCCCGTCACCGCCGTCTTGTGGACGGCCGGGTCGAAGACGTTGATGACGATGACGGTGCCGCGGCCCTGGTCGAAGATCGCGTCCAGCGCCTGCGGGATGGTGTACCCGCTCAGGGCCGGGCCGGCCAGCTTGCCGGCGTCAACGTCGGACAGGACCAGATAGGGGGCGTTGACCTTGCGGTTGTCGGCGTCGAGGTGATGGACCGGCGTGGTGCCGACCAGACCGACGACGGCGGTCTTGACGGCACGGATCGGGCGCGGGCCCTTGGTCACCTCGACCGTTTCGACGCCGTGCAGGAAATTGGCAGCCATCAGGCGCCCCCCTCGATCTGGTTGTCATGCGGTGCCGGGGCCTGTCCGGGCTCTTCGGCGAGATAGCCCAGCGCCAGCAGCGTGGCGGTGTAGTCGGCGGCGGGGTCCAGCTCCACAACACTGCCGGGATGCAACAGCACCTCCCGGCCGCCGGCCGTGGCACCGGACAGCGGCCCGGTGTAGCGATATCGCT